TATTGTTGTTTCCATAATCTCCTTAATTAAACTAGCTTGTTTATCATCCACAACAGATATACACAATTCATCGTGTATTTGTATGTGAGGTATTATACCTTTTTCATACAAATCTACCATAGCTTTTTTAGTCATATCAGCCGCGGATCCTTGGATTAATCTATTTAAAGCTTTGTAAGTAAATGCAGGTACATAATAAAGACTAAATTGTTGTAGTCTTCCTTCTTCAGTAAATTCCTCTATTTTCTTTTTAGAAACTTGATTAAATTCACTTTTAAATTTATCCCAAGCTTCTTTTTTAGTTAAAAGTTTTGGAGGAATCCAATCTCCTTGGTATGTTAGAGTACCATCTTTTTGTTTTATTTCTTTTGCTTTAGGGTCCCATTCTTCAAACTTACGAAGTTTATTATCCCATCTTTTATTTGTGCTTTCATAAAAATTAAATCTACAAAATCTATCTTCAAGTGTATAAATTAATCTTTCTCTTTCAGCAAAATTTTTTAAATTATCAGATAACTCTTTTATAAAAGGAATTTTTTCATGATATAATTTTAATAGATTTGTTGCTTGTTTTTGATCTAAATTTAATTCATTTTGTAGTTTACCTTTACCCATACCATAGAATAAACCTAAGTTAATAGTCTTAGCTTGTTTTCTAGGAATTTTTGCAAGGTCAGCAACAATTTGATGAAAGTCTGCGTTTTCTTTTTCAAACTTATCCTTTAAACCTTTTGTATTTGCTAACTTATATTTGATAGCGTAATGGGCCACGATCCGTGGTTCTTGTTGCGAGTAGTCAAAACTACCCCATGTCATACCTTCTTCAGGTAAAAATATTTCTCTCATTTTTTTACCAATGTAACCACTTGCAGGGATCTGTTGTAAATTAGGGTTAGACATAGAAAATCTTCCAGTAACAGTTCCTCCCTGGTCAGATCTAATTTGGTTTACATCTGCATGTATTCTGCCATTATAAACATAACCTTTAAGACCTTCTACAAAAGTATTAACTGCTTTATCAAACTCTCTTGCTTTCGAAAGCATTCTTAAAAATTTATTTTTGTGTGTTTTTAAATAATCTTTAGGAAGTTGTGGCATTCCAGATTTAGGAGTTTTTTTGTAATTAGTAATTTTTTGTTGATCTAATAATAATTTTAAAGAGTTAGCTGCCCATAATTGAACAATAACTCCAGTGTGCTTTCTTATAATATTTAATAGATTGTCTCTTCTAAACTTTAGTTTTTTACCAAACTCTTCTAATTTTTGAACATCTACTCTAACGCCTTTAAATTTCATGTCAACTAGACAACGAAATAATTTTGTTTCTAATTCAAAAATATTTCTACAAGTTTTTATTTCATTATCTTCTGGTCTTTTGTATAATACTTCGTCTAATTTTTTATTAAATAAATTCCATAATCTTAAAGTTAAATCTACGTCTTGTTTAGCATAATCTTTTACTAAACCATAAGATAGTTTATGCATGTTAGACATAGGGTCTTTAATACCTTCTAAAGAAGCTTTTTCATATAAATCGTATTTGTATTTTTGATCGTTAAGATAATCTTTTGATAAAGAATCTAAAGAATATTTAAATCTATTTTCATTAATTACTGATGCAGCAATCATAGTATCAACTAATCTACCTTTTAACATTTTACCTGTAGTTGCTCTTAACCAACATACATCATACATTGCATTGTGAAAAACTTTAGTAATATCAGGGTTTTGCAAGATTTTTTTATTTAATTGATTCCAAAATTCTTGTTCTACTTCAGGAGTAGTTGTTAACTGAGCATGGTGTAATCCAAAATAAACTGTATCTTTTCCGGTAGCTACAGCAACCCCAGTTATAAAACCATCTTTTCTTATGGCACCTAACCCTTTTGTTTTAAGATTAGGATCATAAGTTTCTATATCGATAGCTACTGTATCTACTCCTTCTAAATCTAAATCTTCTGGATATTTACACATTATAATCCCTCTCCAATATCATTTCTAAGTAATGAATTGCTTTCTTAATATCTTCTGCTTTCCCTTTGTTTGAGTGTCTGCATATATACTTTATAGCGTTGCCTTCTGCAAAAAGCAACTTGTTTTCATTTATAAAATGTGCAGGTTGAATTTTCATAGACTTATAATGTTTCCCGCCTACCTGCTTTTCTAAAGAATCATAAGTCATATCTTTAAACATATCTTTGTGTGTCATTTTTTTCCTCTCCATATAAATAATAGTTTCTGTTATTTTGTATTCCTGCTAAGTTGTTTTTAAATTTAAAATTAGAAGTACCAATGGTCCAACAATCTTTTCTACCTCTACTATAAGCAACATAAGCTATTCGTCTTTCTTCATCTTTATTTCTTTCATCTCTGTAAGTAGTTAAGTCTACAATAATATTATCAAAGGTTAGACCTTTAACTTTATGTATACTATCTAATTCAACTCTTGGCATTTTTTCTGTATCAAAACCATTCTTAATAACTTTTATTATATATGGTACTTTTGGTAGTAAATCTTTATCAGTTAAAACTTGTGAAAAACTGTCATATTGTTTTACTTCAGGTAAAATAAAACCCATGTCAATTAGTTCTTGAATGTTATATTCTTTGTCTATTAAAGGTTTTAAAACATCTACAGAACCTTTTCTATAAACTTTAACATTCTTACCCATTAAAGGCCAAAAATCCATTATCTGTTTTTTTGATACTTTATTATTTATAAAGTTTGGCCATTGTTTAAAACATCTAAAATCCTCTCTAGCAACGTGAGGCTTTTCATTTGAAACAAATTTATAATCTATACCGTGGTTTTTTAAAAACAAACTTATATGATCATTTGTAGGAAGTCCTCTGTAAGTAAATAAAAAAGTTTCATCTATATTTTTTATTTTGTCTAATAAAATATCCATTGATTTACAAGATTGATTTAAGTGAGGTATCCAATAAGCCTTACCTATAATATCTTTGGCAGGTGTCCAAATTCTTTCTGCATTTTTACCCCATTTTGCCCACACAGGAGCTATAATTCTTTTACATATTTCATTTATTGTTTTACCACATCGTAAACCATATTTAAGTTGGTTTTTTTGTGCTTCTGGTGTGCTAGATAATTTATAAAAAAAATCTGAATCTGCACCACTATAATCATAAATAGTTTGATCTGCATCTCCAATAAATATAAATTCTTTAGTATTTGTAGCAGCTATTTGTAAAGCATGCGTTTGTGGTCTATTACAATCTTGAGCTTCATCTACTATTAAAACGTCAATATCGGTTGGAACTTCAGCTTTAAATCTAAAATTATCTATCATGTCTTCAAAAGATATTTTAGATTTAAGCTCTCTATATTTATCGTATTTAATTTTTAATTTTATTAATTTATTTAAAGAATAATTTTCATAAAGTTCTTCATTGAGTGTAGCCCAATACTGAGGAAACGTTAAATTTTTACCATGACTGTGGGAAGAAATTTGATAAAGAGGATGTTTTTCCCAACCAAGTCTTTTTATTTTAGACCAATGTTTCATTTCAGGGTTTTGTTTACAAAAACCTTCATGGTCTGCTTTTTCATATTTTCCAAGTCTTGTAAATTTAGATTTAAAATAAGAATGTATAGTACGAATGTTATCTTGTAATTTAGTATCTGGTATGTTTTCCATTTCTGGAATTTTTTTTATAGATTTAATAATTTGTTTAGCTGCTACATTTGTATGAGACAAAACTACAATTCTTTCCCAAGAAATATTTTTTTTTAAAAATTTAGTATATTCATCTTTTAACCATATATGGGTTTTACCAGTACCAGGAGGGCCTGGAATCCATTTTGGAATTTTTAAATCTTTATTCATCTGTCGATGCTGCTTGATCTTCAATCTCTACAGCTTCTCCTTCCCATATTATACTTCTATCATTTACTTTTTCCCCTTCTAATCTCCAAAGAACAAGAGACTTTTTATTAAATGTAGAATGTTTCTTTTTTGCTTTTAAAACTGTTTGTATTTTTTGTACTAAGTCTGATCTAGCTTGATTTATATTTTGTTTAGATAAATAATTTTCAAAGTTATCTAAATCAAAATCTATAGAACTTTCTTTAATATTAAAATATGGAAGTTTATGCACAGCAAGTTGTTCTTTGTCTGTGTAAATACCCTTTGCTGAAAAATACTCCTTTAATATTCTTTTAAACTTATATTCTTCTTCTGCCTCTATTACATATTCTTCAGACTGTCCTCTTTCGGCAAATTTAGGCATCATAATTTTTTCAAATTCATGTTGTTTTTGTCTTGGAATCCAAGCCTGTGCTTGTTCCATTGCTGCTTTATAAAAAGCATGTGCATCCATTAAAGTTTTACCATCTATAAAAATTCTTTTTTGTTTTGTTTCTTCTTTATCTGGAACATTTAAATAAACATAATATCTGTCTTTAGAATACTGCTCTATTTTCTCAATCATATCATTAGATACTTGAGCAGTTATGTTTTGAAATAAGCCAATCCAATTAAATAAACTTTGAATACTTTTATGACTATATCCTGTAAGTTCTGAAATTTTATTAATTCCAAATTTTCTATCTGTTTTAGCAGTTGATGTACCTTTATTACTTCTTTGCCTTACATCATCATTTGCTGCTTCTGCAATTCTAGCTATAAATAAATTTATTTGTTCTTCTGTCCAATCTGAATTTTTTAAAAGTATTCCGGCAATTGCTGTACAATACTCATCTCTTTTACCTTCACCAGGGTATATAATTGTTAATGCAGAAGATAAGGCTATTTTACCAACATCTAAAGTTAGATTGCCTTGGTATTCTCTTATATCTTGATATTTTTCCCATCTAACATTTGTTTTTGATTTACTATGTAAAGAACCAGGAACTATTGTATATCTTTTTCGTTCCGTTCTTAATTCACATATCATTGCACCATGTGGAAAGTCTTTATAATCTTTTTCAAATTCATCCGGTAAACTAAATTGTTTAAAAGGTATTTTTGTTTTGTTTGACCAAATGTAGTGACTACTAGGATTACCATCTCTACCAAAAATTGTTCCACAATCATTAAGATAAAAATTTAAAAAATTCTTAACTAAATTATTATCAATATCTAAATCAATAACATCATCTAATCTTAATGCTATTTCTGCTTTTTCGTGATCTCTGTTCCATATATCTTTCTCTATTTTAAAATCCTCTTTAGTATAACCCGTTATACCTTTTTTAGGTACACCTTTATAGCAAGGTATAATAACCTTACCTAGGTTTAACCAATCTTCATACGTTATAGGTTCTTTGTTCATTTCTCACTTTGTTAATATTTAAAATAGGCGAGTCCACTCTCGCTTCCTCGCCTATCCCTGCAGGAATACTATAAGTTAAACTGCTTTTTAGTTTCTTCTTGGATTTCTGGTTTAGCTTCAATCTCACCTTTACCTACTCTTTCAGCAAAGTTTTTTGCAATTTCGTAGACACCTTTGTCTGAAACTGGTCCAACTTTACTTACGTCCCATCCAAACCATGTGCCTTTGTCATTTGACATCTGCACAGTCTTTAATTTGTAAATGTGGCTATAAGTAGGCGGTGTAAATAAACCGTTTTTGCCTTGCATTTTGATACCCATCATCATTGAGTTCCATTTTCTACTAACTTTTAATTGAGTAGATTTCATAGAAATCAAAGCAGTTGATGGTGTATCTCCTAAGTGGATTACAAAATGATTAGCCGTATTTTCTAAATAGTTACCGTTTGGTAATCTATCTTTGTACGACTTATCTCTGGTTGTTTGACTAATAATATCGCTATCAGCTTCGTGAATAGCAACAGGAGCACCTGTACTA